GGAAAGGTCCCACACATTAAGTCTGAACAAATATTGTATTATTTTTATGGTCTTGGAGAAGACTCAATCCCAACGATGATCCAGACACAGGAGGCTGTTTTGAGGCTTCTTGACCGTGGAGATGAGTCTGCTGAAGAGTTAAATGCCTGGTGTGCCAACCGAAAGGTACAGTTAGACGATGGAACTACCGTAGACAACATGTTCCTATTCCATAGTTTCAAGGTATACCAACTAGAAGAAACCAGAGATATTATTGACTTTGGAACAGCCCGTACCTATGGCGGTAACAAGATTATCATTGACTTTGAGTACCACCAAGACCAAGACATTACAAACCATGACTGGACTCCAGAGGCAAGACTCTCTGATGCAAATAAAATAGTTATATAAAACAATGTTATAATTAAGGCTGAGGAAACAAATCACGCCAAAACAACTTAATATCTATTTTAAGGAAGAGGTGAATAAATGGCATATAGTCGTGGAAGTTCTACCAACATTATCGTTGGTGCAGCAGCGCTTTTCGTTGCAGACACAACCCTAACTCCAAATACACTGGAGGCTTTTGTAGACGGTGAATCCTACAAGGAGACCCTATCTGATAACTCTCCAGGCGGATCTGGTGAAGATTACACAAATGTAGGTTATACCATGAACGGTCTTGAAATGCAGTTCCAACCAGACTTCGGTGAAGTCCAGGTAGACCAGATTCTTGACGTTGCTAAACTTTATAAGCAGGGTATGCAGGTTAATCTTGCAACTGCTTTCGCTGAGGCTACTTTGGAGAACTTGCTTCTCGCATTGGCAGGAAACTCAGATGATCTATCTGGAACAAAGACAACATCAAACGGAAGAACACTTAATCTTTCCGCAGGTGACATCGGAGAATGTCCAGTAGAACGTGCAATTGTTGCAGTTGGACCAGGAACAGGTGACTGTGCAGATTCTCCATACATTGAGAGAGTTTACGTAGCATACCGTGCTTTGTCTATTGAAAATGTAACAGTATCAGCAAAGCGTGATGAGGCTTCAATGTTTGAAGTATCATTCCGTTTGCTACCAGAAGACGCTTCAGGATCATACGGTAAGATCGTTGACCGTACTTGGGCATCAAACTCAATTTAATATAAACTGACAACTGGCCCACTCCCTTAACTGGGGGTGGGCTTTTTGTTTGTGGTAAAATTGATAAGATGGCAACAAGAATATATAAGTCCGACATTATTACATTAATGGATGGCGAAACGATAGAAATTTATCCTCTTAAGATTAAATACCTTAGAGAGTTTATGGAAGCATTTCATTTAATAAAAGAATCAAAAAATGATCTTGAATCAATATCCTATTTGTCAGAATGTGCAAGAATTGCTATGCAACAATATAAGCCAGAAATTGCAAAGACGCTTGAAGAACTAGAAGACCATGTAGACTTGCCTACAATATATAAAATAATTAATATTGGTGGCGGTATTAGCGTTAATGGAGAAGTAGAAGAACCAGTAAAAGAACAAGCACTAAAACAAGATACTATTGGTAGTGGCTGGGATGAGTTAGATTTAGCAAAGTTAGAGTCTGAGATATTTTTGCTGGGTATATGGAAAGACTATCAAGAACTAGAGGCAAACCTATCAATGCCTGAACTAGTAGCAACTATTGGATCAATTAGAGAATTAGATTATCAAGAAAAGAAATTTCTTGCAGCAATTCAGGGCGTGGATTTAGACGGGGAAACAAATAAAGACAAAGGTCAAAAAGAATGGGAAGACATGAAAGCCAGAGTATTTAGTGGTGGTCAAACCAGCGATAGCAATGATGTATTATCTTTGCAGGGTGTAAATGCTCAAAAAGCAGGGTTTGGCATAGGCATGGGCCTTGACTACGAAAACCTAATATAATAGGCTGTTTATGCTATAATTGAGGTAACTTACTGAGAGGAAGTTATGACTACAACAGTTCACGAAGAAAAAACAATTACCCTGATTGATGGAACAAAGATCAAGGTAAGACCTCTCAAGATCTCACTTTTACGTAAATTTATGAAGAAGTTTGAGGGCTTGGGGGCAGTCCAAAATGATAACGATAAGTCTATGACACTTTTAATTGAGTGTGTAGCAATCGCTATGGAGCAGTATAAGCCAGAGTTGGGGGAAAGCATTGAGAAACTTGAGGATGTAATTGATCTTCCTACGGTTTATTCAATCATTGAGGCAGCATCTGGAATTAATCTTTCAGATACCGCTTTACTTGCTTTAGCACAAGAAGAACTATAACGGTTTAAGGCTAACGGTTAATGGCTGGAGATACAAATAGCAATATTTTTATAAATATTGACACTTCACAAGCAATGACGCAACTGCGTTTACTTGAGAAGGAACTTACAGCCCTTAACCGCTCCTTAATCGTTGGAACAAAGACTGCAGCAGCAGCGCAAGCAAAATACGCACAATCACTTCTACACAACGTAAACGCCACTGGTCAGTGGACAGCATCAATGACAAGAATGAGCACTGCCTCTGAGCAGTTTGCTACAAACCTAGATAGACAAAGACTATCACTTAAAGAATATTTTAGATATGGTGCAGCATCTACCAAGACATTTGGAAAGATGTTTGGTCGTGAGTTTGACACCATTGAAAAACTTGTAGATAAGCGTGTAAAGACTCTACAGCAACAGTATGTTCAATTAGGACGTGATGCTCAGGGTGCAATGAACTCTATGAAGTTCACTCCAAAGTCACTGAACATGCAGAACCTAACTACACAGTTGATGATGGCAACACAACGTCAGCAAATAATGAATAAACTTATTGATGATGGATCTACAAAACTTTTAAACTTTGGTAAAAATACACAGTGGGCAGGTCGCCAACTTATGGTTGGTTTTACTATTCCACTTATGCTTTTTGGTACTCAGGCAATAAAAGTATTTAAGGAAATTGAAACACAAGTAATTAGATTTAAAAAGGTATACGGAGATATTTTTACAGATCAAGGCGCTACAGATGCAGCGTTAAAAAATATTCGTGCACTTGGAGATGAATATACAAAGTATGGTCTTAAGGTTTCCGACACAATTAAAATGGCTGCAGATGCTGCAGCAGCAGGTTTTTCTGGCAAGGGATTAGAGCAACTTGTAGAGCAAACAAATAAACTTGCAGTACTTGGTGGAGTTACACAAGAAAAGGCATTAGAGACAACTATTGCACTTAAGAATGCTTTCCAAATTGACACTGGAGATATGGCTGGAACAATTGACTTTCTTAACGCAGTAGAAAACCAAACAGTTGTAGCACTTGAAGATTTAACAGAAGCAATTCCAAAAGTTGCCCCAGTTATTCAGCAACTTGGTGGTGACGTAAAAGATTTAGCATACTTCATGGCTGCAATGCAAGAGGGTGGAATTTCTGCAGCGCAAGGCGCTAACGCACTTAAGTCAGGTCTTGCATCTTTAATTAATCCAAGCAATGCCGCATCAAAAGCAGCAGCAGCAGTTGGAATTAACATTAAGGGAATTGTTGAAGCAAATGCTGGGAACTTAAGAAACACAGTAACTGGATTTGCACAGGCACTACAGCCACTAACTGATCTTGAGCGTTCAAGAGTAATTGAAAAGGTTTTTGGTAAGTATCAGTTTGCTAGAATTTCTGCACTTTTAAATAACTTAGGAAGAGAAGGAACTCAGGCTGCTCGTGTTCTTCAACTTACAAATGCATCAGTAGAAGAACTTGCAATTTTAAGCCAACGAGAATTAAAGACTCAAGCAGATTCACCAATGAACAAATTGGCAGCATCTATAGAAAAACTTAAGGTTTCTATTGCTCCAGTTGGAGAGTTGTTTGCTAAAGTGTTTACTCCAGTAATTGAGTTTATTGGAAGAATGGCTGACAAGTTTAATAATCTTCCAGATGGAATAAAGAAAGCCATTGGAATTATAACTGTTGTAGTTGGTGGATTAGGGCCTATATTCTTAATGACATTTGGTTTGCTTGCAAATGCCGTGGCAAACTCGGTCAAGGGCATTCAGGTTCTTCGTAAGGGATATCAGCAACTTGCAGCGGGATCAACTGATGCAGCATTAAAAACACAGTATTTATCACAAGAAGAATTAGAAAACATCTCTATCAGTAATGCCCTTTACTCTAAGCATCAACAACTTTCTGCAGCCTATGCACTAGAGGCAACAGCCCTAGCATCACTAACAAGTGTTTATTCCAAGGCTAACGCTTCTATGGGAGCCTTTGCAGCAAATAACCCAGGTATGTTTATGCCTAGAGGAGGACTTGTACTTCCTAAAAAGTTTGCGGGAGGAACAACATCTGTTCCAGGACCAAAGGGAGCAGGGGATGTAATTCCAGCAATGCTATCACCTGGAGAGTCAGTTATTCCAGTAAAGCAAACACAAAAGTATGCAGGATTTATTAATCAGATTATTCAAGACAAGGTTCCAGGATTTTTTGGTGGAAAACTTGGATCGTTCCCTTTTATGAGAACTGCTTTACCACAAGAAGCCCCAGGACTTGGAGCAGCAAATGTTGGAAGAGGTTCATCATCAAGAGGGACTGTTGGTTCATCCCTTGCTTCAGTTATTCCAATTGGAGCAAGACCAATTTCTTCTTCACTTCCTGGAATCAGGTATGCTCAAGAAGGAGACAATGTTCGTATTTTTGCTGGCGACACATCTTTCTTAATTCCATTAAAAGATATTAGTACATTTAAAGTTAAACTTCAAGAAAATGAAGCATGGATGAAATCACCAATCCATGGAAGTGGAAAGAAAAATGTAAGAGAAGATAATACAGAACAAGTACTAATTAAGGCAATTACAAGAAAATTAGGTAAAGATAAAACCGAGCCTTCACTACTTGACAGATCAATAAAAGAAAAAAGACCAATCATACCAGCAGACATATATAGTCGTCTTCCAAAAGCAGGTGCAAGTAGAAACAGTAATGCAAACCAAAAGGTTGCAGATGATAGATTTAAAGCATTGGTGAAATCAAAAAATCCTCACCTCATAAAACTACAAAACTATTTAGAAAATGAAGAAAAAGTTTATCTTGAAAAAGTATTAAGTCCAGATGTTGTAAAATCTTTAAAGGGTTTTGATGTTAATAGACTAACCCCAAGTCATATTAGAGAAGTTAGAAAACGAGACCGTTCACCAGAAGATTGGGCAGGCAGTAAAATTGCAAGAGACTGGTCATGGTTTAACACTGCACTAAGAGGAACTAAATTTGGAAATGTTAAGGGTGGTCATCCAGTAAATGCTGCACAAGCAAGAGAACTTCTTGACAATCTAAAAATGACTCCATTTGAAAGCCTTTCAAATGATAAAAAGGCTCTTCAAACTGTACTTGAATATAGATTAAATCGCCAACCTTCGTATTACGATGATTTTAGGTTTATAGACAATGCAATGATGAAGGTTAATCCAGTAAAGTTGGCTGGTGGAGTCGTTTCTCTTGGAATGCCAATTCCATTTAAAAAGGTACAAGCACAACGTGCAATGGCAGAAAAAATAGATGCACAAATCAAGGAAAGTAGATTTAAAAACCTTCCTGTTACAGACACTGGAACAAAAATACAAAAACTTGGTGGATTTAGCGTTGGTTCAATTTCAAGAGCGGTCAACGGAGTTTATCAATTACCAAATGGTAGAACTGTAGTTTACAAGGCTGTAGAAAGTGAAGAGGCTGCTCTAGCAGAAATGCGAATGTCTGCTTTAATGAGAAAAGGTCAGGAACTTGATACTCCATCAAATCAGTCAATTAAGGTTATTGCAGATCCAACAGATTTAAGTAAACAAAGAAAAGTTCTTGTTATTGAATCAGATTATAACCCAAGATTTGCTAATCCAACTGGAGAGTTTACACCAAAACAATTTATTAAACAAACTCTAGCCTCTGGTATTCGTGGAGATAAAGATCTTAAGACAGACAATGTTAGTGGTAACGATGTAGTAGATATGAGTAATGCTGGAGTATTCCCGACTGCATCAAATAGAGTTAAATATACAGATGAAATGAAATCAGTAGAAGAACAACTTTTAATAAACTTTGGAGCAGTAAAGGGTGGAGCATCAAAAGACTTTTCAAGATCTGTTCAAGGGGTTGCTAAAAGTATGGGGTATGAGAAATTTAAAAACGCAATGCTTAAAGAAATTGAAGAATCTATTCCTAGATATAAAGCAACAATTGATACATTTAAATTAAATCCAAGAGAAAGAGAACTTTACGATGCTATAGTAGGTCGTTTAGAAGATGCTAAGAAGGCAGACTGGAAAAAGATTTATTCTGCTGCTACTGCTGATATTCCAGGTTATGCAAACGGTATTGTTTCAGTTCCTGGTCCAAAGGGTGCTGGAGATATTCAGCCTGCAATGCTTTCACCAGGTGAAGCCGTAATTCCTGCAAAGCAATCTGAAAAGTATATGCCACTTATTCGCTCAATGATTGCAGATAATGTTCCTGGGTATGCAGAATCAAATATTGAGGGTGATGGACGAGGATTTAAGATAACAGATAACCGTGCTTCATCAAGAATGACAGCACCACAGTTAGATGACTGGAACGAAGAAAAAAAGCCACCAGCATCATCTAGAACAAGATTAGGAAATGCTCGTACTCAATTATTAAGAGATAGAGATTTTAGAGCAATTAAAAACTTTGCAGCAGAGGTAACAAAGGCTACTAAAGAAACCAAGGTTGCAGGAAAGGCAATGGAGGTTGTTAAGAAGGCTGGTGGTGGTGCTGCAACAGCATTAACTTTTACTGAAAAGGCAGCAAAAGGAACAACTACTGCATTTGGTACAGACAAGACTCAAGGATTCCGTGGATTTTTATCAGGATACGGAGGCGTATCTTCAACAGTTACAAATGAAGATGGGACTACAAGAGCAGCAACTGCTGCAGAACGCACTAATCAGCGTCAAATGAATAGAATGAATTTTACACAAAAAATGATGCCTGCCCAAATGCTTGGTATGGCAGTTCCAATGGCTGCTGGAATGTATGCTCAAAAAAATCCAGAAAGCGGTATTGCAAAGAGTATGGATGCAATTATGATGTTGTCCATGCTAACTATGCTTTTACCAATGCTTAATAGTCCACTTAAAATGTTAGCAGCAGTTGCAGTTGGTCTTACTATTGTATTTAAAATGCAAGCAGCAACAATCAAAAAGAATATGATTGAAGGACAAAAGCAAGCAGAAGCAATGAGCATGACAACTAAAAATCTTGAAGAACTTGGAAAGATTACTAATAGAGTTTCTATAACTCAAACTGCTGCAGCAAAAAGAGCGGGAAGAAATACAGATCTTTCTCCAGTAAGTATTGATTTTGGTAGAAATCTTATAGATAGTAGTGATTTTGGTAAAAAACTTAAATCTACTTTTGAATCATCAATTCAAAATCTTGGTGAAGGTGCAGCAATTAACTCACTAGTTGGCCAACTTGGAACAGCAGTATCTCAAGGAGTATTAAGCGTAGATCAAGCAGAATCAATTGCAGTTGCACTTACAAGAGACCTAAAAGATGCAAGACTTGAGGTTAACGTAAGAGGACAATTAATCCAACTGCTAGGGCCTAATGGAGAAAACATTTTAAAGAATCCTTTAAAGTTACAACTTGATATATTGTCTGCTGGAGAAAAAGTAATATTGTCTGCAGTTGATAAACTTAATAAAGTTGCAAAAGAACAAGTTGGAATAAATACAAAGGCAGAAGTTGGACAATTAACTGGTGGTGGTGCTGCAGGTGCGGTTATTGGTTTAGGAACAGGATTAAAAGCAGCAAATATGATGCAAGACTTCTCTGTAGCCCGTGGTGCAACAGCAGGAGGTAATATTCAGGCAGCAATGAAGGCTGCAAAGACTGCAAGACTTGCAGGAACGGCTGCATCTGCAGGAGTTGCTGGAACTGGTGTGGGAGCAATTCCTGGCCTAGTAGGTATAGCAATATCTACAGTTATTTTTGGTGGTATTGAAGCAGCAATTAGAAACTGGCAAAAGGGTAAAGAAAAGGCTTCAATAGCAAAAGCAGCAGGAGTAGTTCAAGGACTTATTTCACAAAACCTTGCTGCTTCACAAGCCAGCATAGATGCATTGACATCAACATATGATACAGGAATTGCAAACCTTGAACTAAAAAAGAAGACCTTAAAGACAGATAAGGAAAGAGCAGCAATTGATTTACAGATTGCTGAATTAGAAATAAAAAGACAAGATGGACAAAAGACTTTAAGACAAGAGCAAGCAAAAATGCTTGGAGATCTTTCTTCAAGTTATAATGAAATCTCTGGTCCATCAACTTTTGAAAAGATTAGTCCATTTGGCTCTGGCCGTGGACAAGTTCGTGATAAGTTTATGGAAGCATTTTCAGTTGGAATGCAAGATAAGTTTAAAGATAATGCACCATTAAAGGCGCAGGCTGCTGCACTTCAGTCACAACTTGATCAACTTGGAAAGGATGAGGTAACTATTGAAATTTCAACATTGGTTACTTCAGATGTTTTAACACCTAATGAAGCCTCTACACTTCTTAACACATTGACTAAGGCTGGCGGAAATATATCAAAGAATCTAGAAGCCTTTATTGACGTTCAAGGTACTGAAGGACTTCAAAGATTATCAACAATCTTAACAATGATTGAAAGTGAAGAAAATCAAAAAGCACTTCTTCTTGAGGTTGAATTTATGAACAAGGCTGAAGCAGATGCAGTATTTAATTCAATAGAAGAACTTGGAAAGATTCCACCATTTGTTGGTATTGATTTAAACATTGAAACAGATGCAGATGATATTGATGCACTTGAAGCAAGAGGAAAAGAAATTGATATTCTTAAGAGCAAATTCCCTAATGGACAAGTTACACTTGAAGCACTTATAAAGATGCAAGAAGAGGCAGGTGGTGTAGGTAAAAACCTTACATTAGATTCTGCACTTAAATATTGGGATCAAATAAGTAAACTTGATAAGAGTGTTCAACTTCAGGCAATTATAACCGTTTCTCAAATTGAGTTTAGCGATAGTTTTGATAAGATTTTAGACAGAGAATTAGATGCTGCATTTGAAAAGGCAAATCCAAAGTATGCAGGAACACAAGCATTTGCCAGTGACGAAAGTAGAAGACAGTTCCAAAGACAAGAAAAAATTGATCGTGAAATGTTTAAGGCCAATGCAAAGAACAGGGCTGCAGCAGAGAAGGCTGCAATGGACTCACTTATTCCAAAAATTTTCCCAACCGCACCTGTCAGTGGAGCAGTTGTTCCTGGTGCTGGAAAAGATGGAGCAGGAAAAGCAAAGAGAGATGAATCATTCCTAGACGATCTTGCTCAAAGATTAAAACTTGTTAAAGAAGGTGCTTTTAATGCTCTTAAGCCAATGGAATCTTTAAGAAAGTTCCTCAATAGAAATACAGGAGAAACAGAAAATAATTATTTAGAAAAGCAAGATGGAGCAATTAAGCAAATAGAGGCAGCAGCAAAAAATGCAGAAGCCCTGAAGAAGATAGAAAAAGCAACAGGCAATACGTATGGTGGAGAAATACTTATTGATAAAGACTTCATGGAGATTATTAGAAGTTTAGACGCAGAGCAATTTGCACTATGGACAGAAAAACTATTTGAAGTTGATAAGGCAGGAAACATTACTGCACTTAAAGAAGACTTTGTTGTTATTAACGAAGGATTCAGAAAGGCTACCATTGGTGGATACATTCAAGATGTAAAAGATGCAAGTAAAGAAATTGAAAACCAAGTTGTTGCCCACAAAGCATTAACAGATGAGGGATATAACTCACTTGAAATTCAAAAGATATTACAAAATGCAACCCTAACTGCAAAGATAGCAGCACAGGGAGGCTTGCAAGCCACTAAGGAAGAGCAAGCAGAGTTAAATGCAGAAATACAAAAGACTATTAATCTTAATTATGAACTAAGCATGACTAAACTTAGTGACAATATTTCAGAAACAAAGATGCAGGTTGAGGCATTTAAAAGACTTACTGCTGCTGGGGTAAAACATGAAGTTATTCTTGAAATATTAAAGGATAAGAATAATGCCTTTAAAATTGCATCAGCCGATGCAACTGTAAATACTAAAGATAAGTTTGGCGATTTAATAAATAAGACCAAAGAGTATTCAGATCTTCTTGAATTAATTGCAAAACAAACAAAAACCTTTGAACAAAAAACACAAGAAGGAATTGACGCTAATGTTACTGCACTTGATCTACAAGCCAGAACATTACAAAATCAATTTGATTTAAAGAACTTTCAATTAAAAGCAGATATTAAACTAGCAGAAGATGCTGTTGAAAAGGTCAATAAGCAAATTGAAGAAAAGCAGGATGAAATTGATGTTATTAATTTTAACCTCAAATACGATCCAAAGATTGGTCAAAACCTTCTTGATGATATTCAAGAAAATATTAACGACGCTCAAAGAAAAATAGAGATTGATTTTGATAGACCATTACAGGCATTGTCTGACAGATCAAATGTGTTGTCAAATGATCTAACATTAATTGACAAGGCTGCAGAAGCAATTAATGAGAAGTATGATAAGCAAGAAGAAGCCTTACGTACAATATCTGAACTCAATCAAGATATTGCCGCACAAGAGCAAAAGAGAATTTCTCTTGCTGACGCACTGTCTCAAGGTGACATTTCTGCAGCAGCCCAGGTTGCAAATGATATTAGGTCTACTGCAGCAGATGCAGCAAACCGTAGATCTGGAGACTTAATTGCTGCAGCACGAAAGGCTGAAACAGAAGGCTTAGTATCTGCAAGCGGTATGACAAGAGTACAAATTGAAGCAGAACAGTTTAGAATTGGTCAGCAGTCTTATGCTCTTGAACAACAAAGAAAGACTGCTCAAGAAGCAATTCTTAAATTAGAAGATCAAGTTTATAACATAACAGAATTAAGAGAAGCAAAACTTCTAGATATTAGAAAGATTGAAACTGCAATTGATAGCCTTAAAGCAGGACAACTTGCAAAGGCTCAAGAAGACTTAAATAAGTTACAAGAAAGACTTGATAAAGAACAAGAAATACTTGATGCTGCAATTAGTAAAATTGATTTACAAAAACTAAAGTGGGATGAAGTACAAATTAAACTTGATGCCTATAAGGGTGCATTGATAGTTGCTAACGGTGAGTTAAGGACTATGAAAGACCTTCTTGATTCAATTGCTAAAGCAATGTCACAAATTAAGAGTCCTGACTACAAACCAACAAGTGCATTTATTCCACCTCCTACAACTACTGCAACTCCTGCAGAGGTTAAAGCGGCAACAGATAAGGCAAATGCGGCTGCAGATGCTTCAGATGCAGCAACTAAAAAAGCAGAAGCAGAACTAGCAGCATCTGTTGCAGCACAGGCCAAGGCCGATGCCGAAGCAGCAGCAACAAGTGCAGCATTAAAGAAAGCAATAGAAGAGACAAAAGCGGCTATTGCAGCAGCAGCAAAGAAGGGAGAGCCAGCATCTAAAGCATATGTTGATGCACAAAAAGCAGCACAAAAAGCAGAAGAAGAAAGACTTGCTGCAATTGCAGCACAAAAGAAACAGTTTGATGCACGAGCATTGGGGTGGGCAACAAGAGGTCAGCAGGCTGCATATGCATCTGGTGGAATGGTTAAGCCTAAGTATTTTGCGGTAGGTGGAAAAGCAAGAGGAACTGATATTATTCCAGCAATGCTTACCCCTGGAGAGTTCGTAATGAGTAAGTATGCTGTTGACTCATATGGCGTTGATAAAATGAAGGCTATTAATTCTGGCTCATACGAAGGCGAGAAGGTGTATAATTATAATCTAAACGTCAATGTTAAATCTGATGCAAATCCAGAGGATATTGCAAGAGTCGTTATGACACAAATTAGACAAGTTGACTCACAGAGAATTAGGACACAGAGGGGCTAAATGGCTACAGCAGCGTATTTAACAGGTAGACGTAGGTATGAGCGCCCCCAAGCCCTGTTGTGGTCTGAGAACCCTGGCACACTGGTTAATGGGGTATACCTACCAACTGGCTATGAAGTCCAAGGTAACTTTGATGCATCTGCTAATACAAGTTTAATTAATCAATTTCTTATTCTTTCAGACCATAATCGGGGGGAATTAAATTTTACCCCAACAAGAATAGAGCAAAGACAAAGAACCATTAATGGTCGTATGCGTTCATATCATATAGCAGATAAACTAACAATGTCTGTTTCTTGGACTAATCTGCCATCAAGATCATACTATCAAGATGCAGGGTTTTTATCTACTGGGTTATCCCCTGAAAAAAATACAACTAAAGAGTTTACCTCAGATGGTGGAGCAGGTGGAGTAGAACTGCTTGACTGGTATGAAAACCATAAAGGACCTTTCTGGATGTTTCTAGCATATGATAAGTATTCAAACTTTGGCAAGGCTGATGCAGACTATGGAAACCTTGCTAAGTATAATCAAATTATTCAGGTTTATATTGCAGACTTTAATTACTCTGTTGTAAAACGTGGTGGATCAAACCACGATCTTTGGAATATTTCGGTATCGCTGGAAGAGGTCTAAATGTTTGTTAGTGAGACATTAAAGACACATCTAGAAACATCTTCAACAGTACAGTTACAGTCATTAGTCTTGGCTGAGTGGAATATGAATATGCCAGATAACATCTTTAAACTTGGAAACTACAGATACAGACCAACAGGATCAGATGTTAAGTTTAGAACTCTGCCACTTACTTTTGACCCACTAGATGCAGGTAATTACTACACAGGGGCAACTGATGCTGATGTTGTTGTAGACGGAGGGTTTGATAACTCTGGAGTTCCACAACTGTTTACATCAACTAAAGAAAAACTAAAAATGATTTATTCTTTAGAAGATTGCGTAAAACCTTTTAGACCACGTTCTGGAATTAATAAAGCATCTTATTTTAATAATAGATATCTTGCAAACTCTGGAGAATCTATTGCACAAAGACCAAGATATTATATGGCATCAAGATATGATCAGTTTAGATATTGGTCATCATTTAGAACAGAGAACAACCTTGAAAGAGGAGTTGCTAAGAATATATCAAACGGATTAAACTATATTGATGATGCTGTTCCATTTGTGGTTTATAAAGAAAATGTTCCAGCAAATAAGATTATTGTAAAGATGCAAACAAATGTTGGCACTGTTAATATGGGCACCATGATAACCCAGTCTGGATCTTTAGGAGATCCACTTTACGGGGTGGAAAATAAAACAACTCCAGTAAGATGGAAGATTCAATATTTAGATAGAAACAGTTGGATTGATGCATACTCATTTGATCAAAATTCATTACGGAATGACGGAACACCTATTGTTCCAGAAGATGGATATGTTGAGTTAGAATATGGACTAAAGATTCCAAGTCAGTATAAAGAAAACTTTAGGTTTGCAGAAAAACTATCATCTAGTACTTTACTTCCAGAAACCTCTATTAACGGATACGCTTATCTTGTTGTAGAAAATCAAAATGAAAGAGGAACGTTCTATATTTGGAGTAGTTCAAGTAATGCATACAATACATTTACTCCAGAATACGGATGGGATCTAGCGTCTGGAATTTTGAACAGTTCAACAACCCTAGTTACAGACTTAACAAGCCCAGAACTTTTTACTAATGACTCAAACAACTCTACAACATATAGAGAGTTTTCATATATTCGTGGAATAAGGGTTGTTGTTGAAACCATGAATAAGTTTGACTGTACCTTTGACTTAATTGAAATGTCTCCAAGACTATTGGTAAACATCTCAGACAAGGTTATTGATTACAACATTAAAAAAATACTTTCTGACATTGGATCAACATCACTACCAGTAGGACAACTATTAGCATCAACTGGAACTATGTCTTTATTTGATGATGATCAAGCCTTTAATGAAAACAATACTTTAAGTATAGTCTCTAAATATATAAGAAAGAATATTAAGTTTAACTTCTATGAATCAATATTTGATGTTGATGGGGATGAGTATTCTATTCCTATTAAAACATTATACTCAGAAGGATTCCCACAGGCAGACGTAACTGGAGCCACACTATCTTTAGAACTAAGAGATTTTTATTTTTTCCTAGAATCAATGCCAGCACCAAGACTTCTTACAACACAGACATCTTTAAGTTATGCAATATCTCTTATTCTTGACTATATTGGATTTAGCAATTATGTTTTTAAGCGTGTGGCAGATGAATCAGATCCTATAATTCCATACTTCTTTATTGCACCAGATCAAAATGTTGCAGAAGTTTTAAACCAATTAGCAGTATCTACACAAACTGCAATGTTCTTTGATGAATACAACAACTTTGTTGTAATGAGTAAAGACTATTTAATGCCAACAGAAGCACAAAGAAATGTAGACTTTGTATTATCTGGATCAAATAATCAAACAGATTCTGGAGTAATTGAAAATGCATCTTCTGGAAATCTACCTAATATTTTATCTATAGCATCACAAGATAAAAAGATTTATAATGATGGAAAAATTAATTATACAACTAGGTATATTCAAAGATCTTACGGCTCAATAAAGCAATCAAGCATGATTGATAAAGAAAAAACTTGGATATATAAGCCGTCATTATTGTGGGAAGTTGCTGGAACAGACTCAACTAAAACAATAAATGAACTAGCATCAAAGCAAGGAAGTTATGTTCTTGGAGCAATGCCATTAAATTCAAATATTCCAAGTACACCGCCAACTGTTGAAAAGAATGTTGTTGTGAACAACATAATTGATCTTGGAGAAAATGTATATTGGTTAACAAGAAATACTGGATACCTATATTCTAATGGAGAAATTATAAGGTATGATGCAGCACAGTACAATATAACTGGTATTGGAAATGTTTGGATTAGCGATAATCAAGAATATCAAAAATATTTTGCATCTCTTCCGTTTAATGGAAAAATATATCCAACGGGATTAATCAGAATATACTCAACGCCATACTACGAAACAGTTAATGGTGTAACAAGACTTCAGAATGGTGCTGTAGCAGACCACGGACGTGGACAATTTGGAACACAAATAACTAGCCACTATGCTGGAATAAATACATATTGGACAGACAGTAATAATGTACGTGGTGTTGACATGAAAACACAATATTTATTTACAACCCAACTTGATCAAAATGTAAGCCTGCCAGCAACTACTATTGGTGCTGCAGGTGTAAATAATGTTACTGCTAAGCAATCAACAAGAAATAGCATAATTAAAAACTTTATGGCAACAAGTAATTTGACTGATACAGACATTAATAGTTTGTTGTCTACACAAAGTGGAACAATCCAGTCATCTGCCCTTGTGTTTAATGGTCCATCATTTAAAACAACAGAAACACCACTTAATTTTGTCTCGTATGTTTACAAGCAATTAGATAATGCTTATAGACATTTTGGAACAAGAATGAGAATCATTGGAAAAATTGAAAACAATTTAACTAGAACACAGACTGCAACTGGCAGTGTTCCATATTTTCAGGTTAGCGGAACCCAGCCAGATCAAAACGTGAATATTGGTGGAGGCTCTGGAGGTCTTGCAGTATTACTAAACCCAGAGACAAACAATGGATATTATTTTGAACTTATAGCATTAACAGAAGATAATATTACCCCATATCTAAAGTTAGATAAAAGCAATCAAGCAGAAGTTTCAATTAACAATGTTGTTTTTTATAAAATTAAAAAAGATGCCTCAAACACAAATGCTGTACCAATTAAACTTTGGGGAGGGCTATCAAAGGTAATTGTAGATAATGGATTATTTTCTGGGCAGCAAAGAATGTCTGCAGAAGATAACCCAACAGTATATGACCTATCTGTAGAGTATCAGGATATTGGAAAAATAAGAAGGTTTTATCTTTATATAAACAACCAACTTATCAAGGTTGTAGACGATAACGATCCTCTTCCAGTATATAATAATATGGCACTGTTTGTTCGTGGATCATCTAAGTGCATGTTTGAAAACATATATGCTTTATCTCAAAACTATAGTCAGAACACTTCTTTTGTTATAGGAGAAACATTGTCTAATCAGTTTGGTAGTTCAAGTATTGATGTAAACGATTCATTTAGAAAATATGCCATGAGTGGAGTTGTTCAATCAACGTATCTTTCTGGTATAAGTTCTCAACAGCCACCAAACTATAATATGTATTTTGAAGAGTTTGGATCTATTATGCGTGAATGTGCATACTTTGATATTAAGTATGACCGTGCTTATCCAGCACTATATGCAAAACTATCTCCAACATTTAATAACATAAAGGGATATACATCTTCAGGATTTTATGCAGACTCCTATGGTGCTGAATTTTTAATCTTTAATTCAACAGATAAGGCATTAAACTTAGATGAGACAACTGGAAACTTTTTAAGAATACAAGGAATCACATTTACACAAGATACAACACACGAACTAACTGTTGATGAATTTTTTAAGAAACGTGGAAACCTATCAGATCCAGAACTTGTAGGAAGCACACTTACGTATTCTCCATTAGTTGAAAAATTAAAATATGATGAAATTAAATTAAGTAGAATTACGTATGGTAAAAATGAGTTTAGTATTGACAGTCCATACATTCAGACACAAGATGATGCAGAAGCAATGATGTATTGGATTATTAACAAACTGATGGTTCCAAAAAAGTCTATCGGCGTTAATATTTTTTCTATTCCAACTTTACAACTTGGAGATATTGTTACTATTGACTATAAAGACTCTACTGGAATTGAGTTGGTAGCATCAGATACATCTCGTTTTGTTGTATATAATATAGAGTATGCTAGGTCAGAGTCAGGGCCAAGCATGACAGTTTACTTGAGTGAGGTATAAGAATGGTATCAGCAACCCCAAACACGCCGTCATCAGCATCTGTTTCAAACCTACTTCCAAAAAGTCCTACGAAGACCGCACCAATAGATACTGTTTTATTTAATGATGACTCAATGTCTATTGAGATAATGACTGATCTTATATTTGAGGATATTGGTGGACAAGAGTTAATTACTATTGCTAGAAATGATATTGTCAATGGTCAGCAAGTATCGTATACCCCGATTAAAAACTTGGGATTAATTCAGCAGATGTACAATCCTAATAACATTTTAAGACTACAGGCTACATCAGAAAAATATTTTAGTAACTTTTCTATAAAGTTTGAAGAAAAGGTTCCCCTTGTTGGCAATGGGCCAAATGGAACAAACGTCTATATTGAAGAGGCCACGGGAGACCTAATTATTGAAGGTGTTAATATTAACAATGATGAACTATTTGAGGTTGAAATATCCCTGGATGGTACAATATATATAGCAAACTTTGGAGAAACTACATCATGATAACTAATACTGGCAAAAATATTATTGGAAAGTATATGCTTGGCCAAGCGCCAGCATACGCATCTTACCTTGCCGTTGGTTGTGGTCCAACACCATTGCAGACTGAAGATGTTGCTGATGACTTTGCAACAAAAACAAATCTAGATTTTGAAATGTTTAGAGTGCCAATTTCCTCAAGAGGATTCGTAAATGAAAACGGTATAGATAAAATTGTACTTACAGCAGAACTACCAACAGAAGAAAGATATGAAATAACAGAGGTAGGACTATACTCAGCAGGATCTAACCCTTCAGCAGGAACACAGGACAGCAAGACTGTTTTTGCATTTACACAGGGTGAGAACTGGGAACATCATACATCTTCTGCATCTACACAAATTCCTACAGTCTCAACACCACTTGATTCAAACGATGATGACATTATTAATGCATTAGGTACAGGCTCTGGAGTGTTTCAAACTAATGCAGATAATTCTATTTTTTATAATCTAGAGCGTTCAAATAGATATGAGCGACCAAGATTTTTAAATAATGCAATATTCATTCAAGGAAACGATTCAGACTTAAGTCTAGATGGTGGAGGCTCTGGAGGAGTTGATCACATTGTTATTGACTCTGGAAACCACATACACTTGGCATCTCCAAATGTTGACTTTACACAAAATGCACCAACAGATGAACTTAGACTTGCCTTTTCTTTAATAAATAAAGATGGAGAGTCTGCATCTGTTCCAGATACAATAAGAATTCTTGTTGACTTTGCAGGAACAGATGAAGCAAATCCATCAACATACGCTAGGTTTGAGGTTGATATTCAAGATGGTGTTGATGGTTATGATTTTGCAACCAATAGATATTTTGTTGTTTCAAAACAATTACAAGAATTATACAAGACACAAAACTTTACCTGGAATGCTGTTACTGTTGTAAAAATTTATTGCAGTGTATTTGATTCTAGTGTAAGCGGTGGAACATTTCCAACCTCTGATTACTATATAGCACTTGATGCAATGAGACTTGAAAACATAGCAACAGTAAATCCTTTATATGGTTTGACTGGCTATTCTGTTATTAAAAATGACACTGCAGCAACTGTTATTAAATCTCCAAACACAAATAACTATATTGAGTTTAGATTTTCTATTGGGGTAACATAATGGCCGATGCTAATATTAAAAAACTTAGGGTATTAAAGTCATCTCTGCCACCAATAGATCACGATACAGAAAAGTATAATGTTCGCTATAGAGTTATATCTGATGACAGAAACAGATTTTCTCATTGGTCTCCAATATATAACTCTGATGGCGTTGATGTTGTTGTAACAAGTGGTGCAGTATCTAGGGCAGGAAACATAATTACAGCCGTATGGGGAGACCAAAATGATTTTCCAGAATACGATGTTTTTGTTAAGTTTGACTCAGGCGACTTTTTTTATCATGGAAAGTCAAAGGTTCATTCTTATTCATTTTTAAAAACTGGGACTACATCGGTCAGAGTAAAGGTTCAAATCATTTCGTCAAAAAAAGAAATTAAGGCAGCACTAAATGTCTTTGACTCTGGCACAGTGTCTTTGATATAATATAACAGGAGGAATAAAATGGCAAAAGTACCACTACCTGAAAGAGGACAACCTCTTGATGTTACATATATCTATCAGTTAGTTGAGGCAGTTAATTTTTTATCAACCCAAATATCTGATGCAACATATAACTATACAGATGTTGATGTTGTTGGTGGAGAAAAACAAAGTTTAAAGACATCTAATACAAAGTTTATTGGAAAGTTTAAGTCAATTGCAAATAACGAAACAGTAACAGCAGGTCAAGAAAAGTCTTACTCTATTGATTATTCTAACTTTAAGTTTCCACCAATTGTAACTTTATCTATTGTTAACACATCTGGAACAACTGCAGGTGCAAATACTACAGTAGTTCTTACATCTGTAACTACAACTCAGGCTAATTTTACAGTTAGATACGGAGTATCTGGAACAGCAACTGTTGGTATAAATCTAATTGCTATTGGAGTTCCCAACTAACATGACTTGTAGAAGATGTGAAGGAAAAATGTTTGTTGATAGGATACACTCAAACATAGATCATCTAGAAACCTATTGTGTTAAGTGTGGAAATAGAAAGTTTTATCATCCACCTAGCGAATCTGCGGAGGGAAAATGGTTACTGCAAAAGGAAAAATTCAGAGCGAAGCATATAATAGCGAACCTGTAATTTCTGGCGGTAAAAAGATATGGTTCCTTAATGGAGACTTAGTAAGACTTCATCATAGTTCTAGATCAACAGGAATGGTAACTGTTTATAATATTAATAAAGACAGATTAGAAACTTGCTTACGTTCTGACTTTAGAAGAAATAGAAAAAGAGCATACACAATTGCAGAGACTGCTAAGTTAGTTAATCGTCATAGAAAGTATATGCCAAGATTAATAAAACGAGGAGTCATTCCTCCACCAGTTGGATCTAGCATTGATGGTAAAACAGGTTTTCAAATAAGAGCGTATTACTCAGAAGATCAGGTTAAAGAGATTTGTGCTATACTTGCAACTATACACATTGGTCAACCAAGAAAAGATAAGTTAATAACAAACAACATGACTCCTACAAGCCAAGAGTTGACAAGGCGAATGGGAGACGGTATACTTACATATACGAAGACAGAAGATGGACGATTTATTCCAGTGTGGAGTGAATCTATTTAATTATTGAATGGGTGGATAATGGAAAACGATAATACAAAGGTATCTGTAACACTTGGGTATACGCTTAATCTAGGAAATTTTCAGTCACTACGCCTTGATTTGGGTATTGTAGATTCAAAGCGAGAAGGCGAAAATGTAGATGAGGCTTTTAGTCGTGTCTATAAGTTTGTAGAAGATAAACTTACAGAGAAGATTCAAGAAGCAAAATCTGAAATCTCAGAGTAATGGCTGATCGCAAAGACCGAATGGCTTTGCTCAGTAGGTTTAACAAGTTTTACTTGCAACGGTATGAGCAAAAGTCTAACATGAATCTAAACGTTGAGCAGTGGGCTGCTGATGCCCTTGTAGAGTCATATGGCATTGCACAATGTTATGATATTCTTGAATATTACTTTAGCATTGCACAAGATCCATCATGGAATTACTTTGCATATAATGCAGAAAAGATTATTAACGGAAAAGCAGAAGTAGAACAAGATAAAAAAGAACGTGAAGAGCGCAGGAGATTAGCAAAGGAGTGGTTAAGTGAATAACACAGAGGCAAAGTTAATTTCTGCAGTATTGCAAGACAAACAAATTCACGTACTACTACAGGCAAACGTTGAGACACTATTAAGAACCCACAACGACGTATGGAACTTCATTCGTTTATATTCTGAAAATAATCAATGCCTACCGCCAGCAGATTTGGTTACAGAAAAGTTTAGAGACTTTGAACCAGTTCCAGGTATTGGAGCAACAAAACATCATCTAGCAGAATTACAAACAGAATATCTTAATGATAGCCTAAAAGACATTTTGCGTAATGCTGCAGGAGAAGTACAAAGCGGTAATGGTGGGGAAGCCCTTGAACATCTGATTACAAAAACATCTGAGTTAAAAAAGAATACTTCTGCAATTCGTGACATTGATGCAACAGATCTTGAATCTGCAGTTGCATACTACGAAATGGTTCAACAACAACAGATAACTGGTCAGGTAGGAATTAAAACAAATCTTCCAGGTTTTGATAACTATCTCCCATCTGGAATTATGCCAGGACAACTAGGAGTATTCCTTGCCTATCCAGGAATTGGTAAGTCATGGATGGCTTTATACTTTGCAGTTCAAGCCTGGAAGCAAGGCAAGTCACCACTTATTATTTCTCTTGAAATGTCTGAAACAGAGGTTCGTAATCGTATTTTTGCAATTATGGGTGAAGGTCTTTGGTCACATAGAAAATTATCTAATGGTGAAGTAGAGATTGATATGCTAAAGAAATGGCATCACAATAAAGTTGCGGGTCGTCCAGAGTTTCACATTATCTCAAATGATAGTGGTGGAGAGGTAACGCCTTCTGTTATTCGTGGAAAGATTGATCAGTACCGTCCAGACTTTGTAGTTGTTGACTACTTGCAACTTATGTCTCCAAACCAAAAGGCTGATTCTGAAACGGTACGAATGAAGAACCTTTCAAGAGAACTTAAACTAATGTCTATTGGTGAAGAAGTACCTATTATCGCTATCTCATCTGCAACACCAGATGATGTAAAGGATCTATCAAGTCCTCCAACACTTGGACAAACTGCTTGGTCTAGACAGATTGCCTATGATGCTGACTGGGTTATGGCACTTGGTCGTGCAACTAATAGTGATATTATTGAATGTGTTTTCCGTAAGAATCGTAATGGGTTTATGGGAGATTTCTTAGTTCAAGTAGATTTTGATAAAGGTTATTACAGGTATAAAGACTATGAAGACAAATAACATATACACACAAGAACAAATTAAACGTGTTCTTGTGGGTTCTGGAGTTGACATTGAGGCAGAGTTTGGAAACGACTTTATAATCTTTTGTCCATACCACAACAACAATAGAACCCCTGCTGGTGAAGTTGCAAAAGATAGCGGACTGTTCTTTTGTTTTGGTTGCCAAACAACAAAGAACTTAGAAGAATTAATAATGCATATGTCTGGACGAACATACTTTGAAGCAGTTCGTTATATTAAAAGTAAAGAAACAGAGCATGATATTGAGAAGTTAGTTAACAAAACATTAGTTGCACCACCAGAGTTTACTCCATATGATGAATTAATCTTAAAGCGTTTGCATAACCAATTGCTTGCAGATGAAAAACCTAAGAATTATCTTAAGTATAGAAAGATTAATAGTTCTTCATTTACAAAGTTTTCACTTGGCTATTCAGAAAAGCAAGACTCAATAACTATCCCTATGCACTCACCAGATGGTATGTGTCTTGGGTTTGTTGCAAGAACTATTGAGGGTAAAGAATTTAAAAATACACCAGGACTACCAAAAGGTAAGATATTATTTAACCTGCACAGAATTAAATCATCTGGTACAGTATATGTAGTTGAATCATCCTTTGATGCTATTCGACTAGACCAAGTAGGTTTCCCAGCAGTTGCTACTCTGGGTGCTAATGTATCTAATTCTCAAATTAGATTGTTAGAAAAGTACTTCACAAACGTTGTACTAATTGCAGATAACGATGAGGCTGGTAGTATAATGAAAGATAAGTTAGTTGAAAAACTTGGATCTTTAGTTACTACTATCAGACTTGATAAAAAATATAAAGACATAGGTGATATGGAAGATGAAGAAATTAAGAACTTAGAGTTCCAGTTTGACAAATCTATATCTGCTATGCTAAACTAATATAACAACACGAAGGAGAAAAATATGAGTATTGTAAAGGGACTGAAGAACATTGAAACCCTACTCGAAAAGCCAAAGTATGACGAGAATGCCCCAAAGGTTAAGTGGCTAAAACTTGCCGATGGACAATCAGTAAAGATCCGATTCATTGAAGAGTTGGATGAAGATTCTGCAAACTATAATGCAGAGCGTGGACTTGCACTAGTTGTTAAGGAACACACAAATCCAAAGGACTATAAGCGTAAGGCTGTAGATACAATGGAAACAGAAGGCCGTGACTGGGCAGAAGAAATGCATCGTAAGGATCCAAAGGCTGGCTGGAGAGCCCGTCTTCGTTTCTATTGCAACGTTCTTGTAGACGACGGCATTGAAGCACCATATGTTGCAATTTGGAACATGGGTATTAGCAAGCAGTCATCATTTAATACAATTCGTGAGTATGCTCTTGAAACAGGAAGCATCTCTAACGTACTATGGAAGTTAAAGCGTAATGGTCAGGGTACTGAAACCAATTACACACTTATTCCATCAGCGCCAGATAAGGAACCATTTAACTGGGGAGATATCAAGCCTTATCCACTAGAATCTGCACTACGCAAGATTCCATACGCAGAACAAGAAGCGTTCTATTTGGGGTTTGACACTCCATCTATAACTTCATCTACCAACGCAGATTGGTAATATGAACTACGTAGGCTTACACGTACATACCCACTACTCACTATTTGACGGCGTAGCAACTCCAAAAGAGTATGTTGACCGTGCTAGTGCTTTAGGTATGCCAGCAATCGCAATCACAGACCATGGTACGTTGTCTGGTCATCGTGAGATGTATCGCATGGCTAAAGAAAAGGGTATTAAGCCGATTCTAGGTCTAGAAGGATACATGTGTGCAGACATATCTGATACACGAGATAAGTCTGAAAGAGAAGGTCAACAAGATCTTGTCTATAACCACATTATCCTTCTAGCCAAGAATAAATTAGGTTTGGAAAACCTTAACAAGATTAGTGAACTATCATGGACAGATGGTTTCTTTAAGAAGCCAAGATTTGATTTTGATATTCTACAAAAGTATCGTGAAGGAATTATTGTAACTTCTGCTTGTCCAAGTAGCGTTATTGTTAAAGCGTTAGAAGAAGAAGAGTTTGCTCTTGCTAAAAAGTATATTCAGTGGTTTAAAGATAACTTTGGCAGCGATTACTACATTGAGGTAATGCCACATAATGAGGCACATATCAATAAGTATCTTATAGAACTTGCAGATGAATTTGGTATCAAGGTTGTTGTGACACCAGACTGTCATCATGTTGACCAATCTCAAAGAGAAGTACAAGAGTTTAAATTGTTGCTTAACACACATGGTAAAGTAAACAAAGAAGCAACATATGAAAAATCAAAAAAACAACCAGACATGATGAAGCGACTTGACTATCTGTATGGAGAAGATCGCCAGATAACATTTAATAAGTTTGATATCCACCTTTTGTCTTATGAAGAGATGAAGGAAGCGATGGAATTGCAGGGTATTGATAGACCTGACATCTATACAAACACACTCCTACTAGCAGATACAGTAGAAGACTACGAGATACAAGATGGACTAAACCTGCTACCAGTTCAATACAAGAGCCCAGACAAAGAACTTGCTAAGATTGCTTTAGAAGGCTTACAACTAAAAGGTTTGTCAGAGAATAAAGAGTACCTAGATAGACTTGACGAAGAACTTAAGATCATTAAAGATAAGAAGTTTGCACCGTACTTCCTTGTAGTTCAAAGTATGATTGCTTGGGCTAAGAAGGAAGGAATCATGGTTGGTCCAGGTCGTGGATCTGCTGCTGGTTCTCTAGTCTGTTACTCACTTGGTATTACAGACATTGATCCAATTAAGTACGGACTATTGTTCTTCCGATTTATCAATCCAGAACGCAATGACTTTCCTGATATTGATACAGACATTCAAGACAACAGGCGTGATGAAGTTAAAGACTATCTTGTTAGACAATACAGACACGTTGCATCTATTGCAACATTTCTTGAATTTAAAGACAAAGGTGTTGTGCGAGATGTAGCCAGAGTTCTGGATATTCCTTTAACAGATGTAAACAAAGTTTTAAAGTTGGTAGACACTTGGGATGAATACTGTTCATCAAGGACTACTGCTTGGTTTAGAGAAAAGTATCCAGAGGTGGAGGTTTATGGTGAACAATTACGTGGTCGTATTCGTGGTACTGGTATACACGCTGCTGGTGTGGTCACTAGCAAAGATCCGATTTTTAGGTTTGCTCCAATGGAAACGAGATCTAGTCCTGGGTCTGATGAACGTATACCTGTGGTTGGTGTCGACATGGAAGAGGCTGAACGCATCGGCCTTATAAAGATTGATGCACTTGGTCTTAAAACATTGAGTGTTATTCAAGATGCAGTTGCTATGATTAAAGAAAATCATTACAAAGATATTGATTTAGATTCTCTTGATCTTGCAGATGCAAAAGTTTATGAAATGCTTTCAGATGGATATACAAAGGGAGTATTTCAGTGTGAAGCAACACCTTACACAAATCTTTTAGTTAAGATGGGTGTTAAGAATTTTAATGAACTTGCTGCATCAAATGCACTTGTTCGTCCTGGTGCTATGAATACTATTGGTAAAGATTATATTGCTCGTAAACATGGCAAGCAAAATGTATCTTATACGCATCAGATTATGAAAGAGTTTACGGAGGATACCTATGGCTGTGTTCTTTACCAAGAACAAGTTATGCAAGCATGTGTACACCTTGGACAAATGTCCATGTCGGAAGCAGATAAAGTTAGAAAAATCATTGGAAAGAAAAAGGATGCTAAAGAGTTTGACGTATACAAAGAGCAATTTGTCAAAGGCGCTTCTGCCTATATTGCTCCCAATCAGGCTCTTGATCTATGGCATGACTTTGAAGCACATGCGGGGTACTCATTCAACAAGTCTCATGCGGTTGCTTACTCTACGCTCTCGTATTGGACGGCGTGGTTAAAATACTACTACCCTCTTGAGTTTATGTTTGCATTACTTAAGAATGAAAAAGACAAAGATGGTCGCACAGAATATCTAATTGAAGCAAAGCGTATGGGAATCCCTATTAAGTTGCCACACATTAATGATTCTGACTTTGACTTTAAGATTGAAGGTAAGGGAATTAGATTCGGATTGACTGGTATTAAGTTTATATCAACTAACATTGCAGAAAAGTATATTGCTGCTAGACCGTTTAAGTCATACAAAGAACTTGAAGAGTTTACATTTACAAAGGGTAACGGAGTAAATAGTCGTGCACTTAATGCTTTACGTGTTATTGGCGCAGCAACATTTCCAGATCAGCCAAGAAATGATAGTGAGATTAAAGAAAATCTATACGAATATTTAAACCTTCCAGAGTTTAATATTACAATACCATCTCACTATTATGCATTTATTCAGGATGTTGACTCATTTGAAGAAAAGGGGTCTTTTATTCTTATGGGAATGGTCAAGGCAATTAAAAGAGGAACAGGATGGTCACGAATTGAAATTTTGGACAAGACTGGCAGTGTTGGTATATTTGATGAAGAGTCTACGACTATTGAGACTGGCCGTACTTATCTTATTCTTGCAAATGATAATAGGATTGTGTCTGCAATACCTGTTGACGAGATAAAAGGATCTTCTAACGCACTAGTAAAGTTTTTAAGTTATAAGCAATTGCCTTATTCTGAAGAAGAAATGTTTGTTGTTTCTTTTAAACCAAGAATGACAAAGGCTGGAAAGAAGATGGCTTCTCTAACTTTGGCAGATACAAGTAGAGAACTTCACTCTGTAACTGTATTTCCTACCGCATTTCCTAGAGCATACATGCACATTGAAGAAGGTAAGGCTTATAAGTTTAGTTTTGGAAAAACAAAAGACGGAACAGTAACATTGGAGGATGTATATGTCAGTTAGTGTAGAAGAAGTATTAGCACAACTTGATCCTAAGTTGAGAAAAAGATTAGGTAACGGTGTTGGAGTAAACTTTGAGTATCAGCCTACACCTAGTTTTGGATTAAACCGTGCACTAGGAGGAGGGCTGCCTTATGGACGACAGGTCCTTATCTGGGGATCAAAGTCGTCTGCAAAGTCCTCTATGTGCCTTCAGATGATTGCTATGGCACAAAAAGAAGGCAAGGTCTGTGCATGGATTGACTCTGAAATGTCATACTCTGAAGACTGGGCTGTAAAACTTGGGGTAGATCCAACTAAACTAATCTACTCACAAGCAAGAACTATTAGTGACATGGTAGATGTAGGTGTTGGACTAATAAATGCTGGTGTTGACTTAATAGTAATAGACTCTATTACATCAATGCTTCCTGCAATCTATTTTGAAAAAGATACCGATGATATGAAGGCATTAGAAAATACAAAGCAAATCGGAGCAGAGTCTCGTGACTTTAGTAATGCTTGGAAGATGCTTAACTATGCAAACAATAAGGTTAAGCCAACCCTACTTGTACTTATTTCTCAGTCTCGTAATAATATTAATGCTATGTATACTAGCCAACAACCTTCTGGTGGTCAGGCTACTAAATTTTATTCATCATGTGTTATTAAACTATTTTCATCAGAGTCAGATAATCAAGCACTTAAAGGTAAGATTAAGGTAGGAGATAAACTAATTGAAGAAAAGATTGGTAGAAAGATTCGTTGGGAACTACAGTTCTCCAAAACCTCTCCAGGGTTCCAGTCTGGTGAGTATGATTTTTATTTTAGAGGTGACGATATTGGTATTGATGCCATTGGTGATTTGGTTGATACAGCAGAATCAGTAGGACTAGTTAATCGTACTGGGGCATGGTATCAACTTGATGATGGTACAAAGGTTCAAGGACGAGATGGTTTTATCAGTCGTGTAAGAGAAGACCTAGATCTACAGCAAAGCCTAAGAGATAAACTGGCAAATGGCTGATAACAACTTTGTTATATTTCATGGAAAGTTTCCATGCAAGAAGTGCCAAGAAGAGGTATCGTCTTTAAGACTTTGGCGTGAAACAGGAGATGCAACATGGATGTGTTCTGCAAAGCATATGTCTAAGGTTGCATTGATACCATCAAAAAAGAAAAAGAAAGATTTTGTTAATGAGTGAGAGGTCTGAGTCAAAGCGTATCGGAGCAAAGCAGCACAAGAACTCTGGTAGAAATAACACTAAAGGTGATGCATCTTGGAATAATTTTGTAATAGACTTTAAGGAATGCTCTAAGTCTTTTACATTAAACCAAGATGTTTGGGCTAAGGCTACAACTGATGCATTAAAGAAAAGCATGGATCCTGCTTTGATTATTGTGCTTGGCGAGGGTACGCAAAAGGTACGCCTTGCTATAATAGAGTTAGATATGCTAGAACAGTTAATAGAGGAGAACAAAAATGTCAAATGAGGGTCCACAAAAAACAACACTAGAGCAAGTAAATGGTTTGGCTGAGATTGCAGAGTATATGAATGATGAAGAACTTACAGTTGCTCTTACAATGATTGCTAAGATAATCATTAAGCCAGATATTCCAATTCAGGTTGCAAGTCTTGAGATTGTAAGACTACAGGCAATCGCAGCAAAGATGTCATTAAAGGCTACGTGGATGGCCAATGTTGATAAAAGTGACAGGGCAAAGAAAAATATTTACTATACCGCAGCAGAATCAATCAATGATTTGGTATCAGCATTAAAATACATTATGCGCTAACCTGCTATACTTATATAAACAAGGGATGATAATGACTAAAAATTTACTACAGCAGATAATGATTAGAGAACCGAAAAAGATAGAGATTATAGACACTCAGGCATTGATTGAAAAAATTCAATCAGGCTATACAGTTAAGCGTGTAGATAAATTTCAAACAAAGAAAACTTTTGCACCATCTACAATTGCATACTCTCATGGAGAGTGTCCAAGGTATTGGTATCTTGCATTTGAAGGTGCAGTGTTTGAGGATAATGCAGATGCCTATGGTGCAGCAAATATGACTGCTGGTACTAAGTCGCATGAGCGCATTCAGCAGGCTATGATGGATTCTGGTATTGCAGAAATATATGAATCAGATGAAGGTCCAACAACAGAGTTTAAGATTATTAACAATGATCCACCCATCTTTGGTTATGGTGATGCCATGATTAATTGGGAGGGTGAGCAGATTGTTGGAGAAATTAAGACCATGCTTAATGAAGGCTTTGAGTATCGCAAGAAGGCATTAAAGCCAAAGACTGGTCACTTAATTCAGTTGCTTATTTATATGAAGATTCTTAAAAAATCAAAGGGTGTATTGATTTATGAAAACAAGAATAATCATGAGTTGCTAGTTCTTCCAATAGAAGTAACAGATTATTATCGTCAGTGGATTGACGAAACATTTCAATGGATGAGAGATGTTCGTAAAGCATGGACAGATAAAACACTACCCACAAAAAACTACAGATCAAATTCAAAAATCTGTAAGACATGTCCAATTCAAAAAGCATGTGAAGATGCTGGCACAGGGGTAGTAAAACTTAAATCCCTGGAGGGGCTCAGTGAAGTTATGTAGTGTATGCGATACATCATTTAAACCTAAAGTAACTTATCAAATTTACTGTAATAAGGTTTGTAGAGATATTGCGACCAGAGAAAAGATTGTAGAAAGGTACAACGTAACAAAAAGACAAAAGCGAAAAGGTAAAAAACGTTTATGTCTTGGAGGTTGTGCACAAGAACTTTCCATATACAACGACTCTGGATTTTGTTCAAACTGTAATGTTAGTGAAAAAGCAGTTGCAAAAATGCTAAAAGAATTGAAAGGTTATATTGAATATGAGCAAGACTAAATGGGGGGCAGAGGCACAGCCAAAAACTATTTGTGCTATTGATGCTAGTACTAATAGTCTTGCCTTTGCTTTGTTTGTTGACAATGAACTTGAAAGCATTGGAAAAATTTATTTTGAGGGAAATAATATCTATGAAAAAGTTATGGATGCTGGCAAAAAAGTAAAAGCCTTTTTTGATATTTATGGTGGTTTTGAAGCAATAGTTATTGAACATACAGTATTTATGAATAGTCCAAAGACTGCTGCTGACCTTGCATTAGTTCAAGGTGCAATTCTTGGATCAGCAGGACAATCTGGAACTAAAATAATTGGCAGAGTTTCTCCAATTACTTGGCAAATTTTTATGGGTAATGGAAAAATATCTAAAGAAGAACAGTTACTAATACGATCTCAAAATCCTGGAAAGTCTGATTCATACTATAAGGCTCACGAAAGAATGCTTCGTAAAGAAAGAACAATTAAGTTTATTAATATTAATTATGACAGAACGATTACAGACAACGATGTTGCAGATGCTTGTGGAATTGGTCATTGGGCTGTAAAAAATTGGGATAAGGCGATAGGAGAAAGTAAGTAATGCCAGAGTTAAATGCAAACATACCACCAATTGAATGCTATGTGCGTGGTAATTTTTTAAGAGATCAGTTAGATAGTCATGATCAATATTTTCCATGCGTAATTTTTGGTGTTGCAAGCATTAAGGGAAGAAGCCCTCTGTTTCATTTTATGATGGAAGATGGTGGTATCTGGTGGAGAA